GCGTCGTTTCCTACGTCACCAGCGCTGGCCCCAACGTGGCTGCTCAGCCCGACGCCCTGAACGCTGGCAACTGGACCGGCCTGATCGCCGGTGTGAACCAGGCTTACATGCCTACCGCCCTGGCTCAGCCTTACACCGCCCGTCAGCTGACCGTCGCTACCAGCGGCCTGCTGCTGATCGAAGTGGACCCCGCTTCCGCTGCTATCACCATCAACACTCCCCTGCAGATCAACCTTGCAGGTCAGGCTGTTGCTGCTGGCACCGCTGTGAACCTCGACGGTACCACCCCCATCGTTCGTGAGAACGTGAACATCGGTGGCCGCCGCCTGGCTCTCGTATCCTTCGCCTGATTTTTAATTAGGTTAATACTCGGCTGGGCAATCGTCATACGGTGTAAGCCCCAGCCCTGTGTGCACACATTTGAAGACAAAGACTTCGGAGACTTCCTCCCATGATGAACCTGCAACAAACCTATGCAGGTGTAGATCCCATTCTGACTACACTTGCACAGGGTTTCATGCTCCCGGCGACCAATATCGCCAACTTCATTGCCCCCGTGGTGGACACCCCGACCCGTGCTGGTCGGATCCTGCGCTTCGGCAAGGAGCAATTTGCCATCAACGACTTCCGTCGTGCATATGGCACCAACATTCCTTACGTTCAAAGCCGTTACGACTCGGAGCCCTATGCTCTCGAGCAAGAAGTGGTGGCTTGGGAACTGCCGGAAGAAGTTATCGAGAACGCCGGTGAAGGCCCCGCTCAGGTTGACCTGCGTGCGATTGAAACTCGCAACGCAATGTCCCGCCTGATGAACGCCTATGAGTACACCGTGTCTCAGGCTGTTACCGTAACCGGTACCTACAACCCCTACGAGCCGAACACTGGCGCTGGCGCCCAGGACGGTCTCGGTTTCACCAGCTGGACCACCTTCAACACCGCTTACGGCTCTGCTTCTGGTCCTTCGGCTTGGTCCTCCCTGACCTCCAACCCGATCGAAGACGTTCTGACCCTGAAGCGCTCCGTCGCTAACCAGATCGGTATCCGTCCTAACTCGATGGTTGTTGGTACTGCTGTGTTTGACCAGCTGCTGACCAACCAGGCGATCCTTGAGCGTATCAAGTACACCACCGCCGACAGCATCGACACCGACATGCTGGCTCGCTACTTCGGTCTCGAGCGTGGTCTGCGCGTGGCTGAGGGTCGTTATCTGGCCACCGACGGCAGCCTGCAGCCGGTGTTCCCTGAGAACGGCATCCTTCTGTTCTACAGCCCCAACGGCCCTAGCGACAGCGTGATGCCTGCTGGCGGCGCTAACGCTGCTACCCCTGCCTTCGCTTACACCTACCAGCTGACCGGCACCCCTGCCGTTCGTCCTGAGTACTACATCCGTGAGCGTCGTGTGGTTCGCGCTGAAATCACCGTTGAGCGTGTTGTAAACCTGGTGGGTCTTGGTTCCACCGGTCTGATCGGTTCGGGAGCTATGGTCACCGACATCCTGTCCTGATTAGGAAGGAAATTAAGGAGGTGTTATCATGGCAATTCTTCGTCCAATCACAAAGGCGCAGTACGAAGTAAGCTTCACTGCGCTCGGTGGACCGACCTTTACGGCGGTGTTCACCCAGTTTAGCGGAATCAATGATTCCTCAGACAGCAGCACCTACGCAAACGGCACAGGCAACCGTCTCTATCACATTGTTGGTCCTCGGACTGCGGACAACGTTACTCTGACGGCTCCGTACGACCCGAACATTTTCAAGACTCTTGAACAGTTCTGGCTCGACTACAACTGTAATCCTGTCACCATTACCGTCACCCCGCGTGACTGTTCCGGTCAGGGATCCGCTCCCGCAGGTGGTCAGTATGTTTGCTACGAGTGTCAATTCGTGAGCATCACCACAGCTGACGTTGACCGTGAGAGCGGCGATGTTCAGACCATCGAGGTGGAGTTTACAGTCAACTATTTTGAGAGAACCTGATTTAAGGTTCAGCAACTCAATCGTTAAGGCCATCAACGTTCGCGTTGGTGGTCTTTTTGCAGGTAGGGTAAAAACCTACTAACGTGGGATAGTTATCAGTCGTATGGCAAAAACGACATTTTCAAGTGGAGTCATCGTTACTAGCCAGTGGCTCAACGGTGCTCAGCAAATCTATTTCGACGGTCAAGACCTGGACTGGCACTATGCTCCTCTGGGAATCAACTCGTTCGTTCGCACAGGTCCCAACGGTCTGGATTCAGCTTACGTCACACTTACGACTGATCAGCCTGAAATTGACAATAATGGCCTGCTCCTTAGTGGTGCTCCCATCAGTGGCGCCAAAGTCGTTACAGGTGTGTGGAACTTCGGGTATGACCCCTTGCAGACAGGCAATCCCGCCAACTACCGGGAAAACGCCCCCAAGAGCTACACAACAAACGATAAATATAATTATGCCAATGGGGTACCTCTCCCCACTGTACCCCAGAAGTTTGAGAGCCTGGTTAATGCTGACCTGATAACTAAGCAAGTACTAGAGGAGTGGGTATCCTATCTCTTTGATTCTCTGGAACTCGACAACGGCATTTACTACTCTAATTCCAATCCCTCGTGCCAGAACTATAGTGTTGGAGCTGGTAACTCCGACACCATTTGCCCAAACTGATGGAGTAAAAAATGGCACGCTATGCCCCGCTCCCTTCAGTAAACATTGATCCTCGCAATGAAGCGGAACTCGTTCAGGCCGCTTCTCAACGTGTTTATCAGGCATCCGGCCAAACGCTGAATGATTTCAGCGCTGGCAACCCTTTGGCCGCCCTCCTTGAAGGACAAGCATTCGCTCAGGGAGAATTTTTGTTCTGGGCCAACCAGCTACCACAATCCATTTTGATTGAGTGGCTTGGACCTTTTCTGGGCGCTATGCGGCGCGTTGGCACCCCTGCGGTTGCTCGCTTGACCCTGACGGTTCCTCCGTCCGACACTGTAACAACCATTCCCGCAGGCACGGCTTTTACGACAGATGCCAATCTGACGGGTGGTGAGAGCTTTACTTTTATCACTGATGCTGAAGTGTATGTGGCGCCGGGGGAAAGCACTGCTTATGCAACAGTGGCATCCCAGTATGTTGGTGCTATCTATAATTCTCCGGCCAATTCCATCACTGGCACTTCAGCCATCAATGTGAATGGTCTCACTGCCACCAACCCTCAAGCGGCCACTGGTGGTAGCGATGTAGAGACTTACCAGGAAGTTCAGGAGCGTTTCTTCACCCTGATCCGTCGTCGGAACCCTGTCAGTGCAGAAGATTGGCAGGATTTCTTCACGGACTTCTACGGCATTGGCACTCAAACTTCGGTCCAACCCAATCGTCCCAACCAAGGCACGTACAACTATGTTACTGACTACTTGAAGCCCAACGGGCAAGTGTCCTTCTTTGTCTTGGGTCCAGACGGAGTTGAACTAAACAAAAGTCAGCTAGAACGTGGGCAGAATGTTGTGAACTATTCGGTGCCTGTGGAGAATCAAGGGCACTTGTATCCCATCACTCTGAGCCAAGTTCAGTACGATTTGACGGTGGAAGTTGACGCCAATGGTGAATTTGGAAAAACCTTGAAAGACAGTTCACTCAATTTCCGGGACCGCCTCTTTGAAGTTTTGCGACCAGGGAATGTTTTTCCCGCAACGATTGACCCCACCGTCAGCGACGTGGACGCTGCTTTTTACTCAACTTTCCCTGCATCCACTCGGTTCTCAGACCCGCACATCGAAGTCAGCGCAGCATACAACACACCTCCCCTCTTAGAGTCGGCGGCAGCAACTTATACTAATGTCTACACATTCGAGCCCACTGAGTCTCTGCTAACTCTCAACGATCTCGTAGAAACCACGTTACCGGTTCCCGTATATTACCCGGTTCTGGCGGATTTCACTCCCTACTCCATCGCTAAAAAAGATCAAACTATCTACGGCAATTTAGCTCTTCAGCAAATTCAGTTCCTCGTCCCTGGGGAGTATGTTCAGGGCCAAGTTTGCTATTGGGATCCCTCCGTAGGAGGTGACTCCGAACTTCACGTAATCAACGAGAACCTTACAATTGGCTCACAAACTGATGTAATCACTTTGATCGCCAAAGGCAAGATATCCGGAGCAAAAACCTATTCCCCTTGGCCCGTTATTGGGGGAACTTACCAAGAGTCCACAAGCGGGGGGATATATGACCCGGAGATCATCCAGTATGACTACTCGGCAGACGAGTTCATTCCAAACCCCGACTCCCTCATCCCCCAAAACCAGCGTCCGGGTACCTTTGTTTGGGTCGTAAACCAGAACTTTACTCTACAGTCTCAAACTAACGATATAACTGGCGGTCAGACGGCGTTTAAGTTGGGTGCACCTATTTCCCCCATCATTTTACAGCCGGGAACTTCCTACTCCGTGGGCGACTGGGTCTACACCCCACAGATTGGCTCTGGACCTAACCCCGTTGCTGATCCTTACTACAATTACGTGGACATTCGTTTGGGGGTAGTTAATAAGTATGCTTACGTCCAACAAGCTTTCACTTACGAGCCTGACGGACAAACCGTCAGTGTATATTTTGACAGGCTTGTGGAGCAAGACATCGTCAAAGAGATTGTAGTACAGAATGCGGACGGGGGCTTGCCGATCTACAAGTACAAGCCACGGTTCCCCGCAGGAACCTACTTGGAATATCGAGAAGATTCCAGTTCCGCCCCCCAGTACTACATTGCTGCCAAATATTTCACCCCTACCAGCACCAGCGCCCAAGATCTGGTAAATCAAGGCCTCGTGTTTCCGTTATACCTTGATCGCACTCAGTATTTGTCCCTGGTAGCGGATTTGATGAACTCTGCGGGCACAGTCAAGCAACCGACTCGAATGTTCCGTTTCTTCAAAGGTGATCGCACATTCTTCCGTCAAGGGTCTCAGGTTATTTCCTACACCGCAACAACTAACGTCCACCCACTTTTTGAATTTTACATTTACCTGGAGAACGGAATCTTTGTGGAGACGGCTCGTTACCTGGACACCCAGTTTGACACCGTTGACTACGTACCCTACTTCGACCCGGCCTACGCCATCTACTCTGAGGACACGGTGGTGTCCATCGATGGGCGAAACCTATATCGCACGATGCTTGCCTTCACTCCTCCCGATACGGTTGTAAACTGGACTAACACCGCAGTTGTCAACACGGCACGGAATGAGGAATTTTTTGGCAATCTTCTGCGCTATGTTGATCAGTACACTTGCGAGGAGTCCATCTTTTCTCAGCTTGGTCGAGATGTTTCTGCGATTAAGCTAGGGGTCGCCCAGATCACGATTATCCCGAAAAATAAGGGTCGTTTTGCCAACTCTCAGGAGCAGGTGAAGTTCGTGTGGGAAAACACTGCGACTATCGCAGAAGTTCCTCAGCTTTCCTGGTCTTCTGGAACCGCTTATCCCTACTCACCCCCTGATTACGGTGAGGGAACACTTAAGTTATGAGTCAGCTACTTACTCCCACAAGTGGTGGTGTAGTCCCCCAGATTCAGTCTACCACTTCCCCGAATCGATTAAATGTTCTGTCTCGGCAGTACATCGGCGTCAACAATCTGGAATCACGGCCCACAGAGTGGGTTCCCGACGGTCGACCCATTTATCGACGTTTGCCGGCCTCTGCTGAGACCTACCAGGTTGATTTTTTCAACATCGTCAACGAGTCCAACATCCTTGGTAACACCTTTGTCGGGGAAGGCATTGAGGAAGTTGGGTACGTCTACGTTCCCTACGGACTCAGCATAAACGGTCCTGTGTCATTGGAGGTGGTGGCCTCGGAAAGCAAACAAGACCTGCTGATCAAAGCGGGGAACATCGTGTGGAAATACGGCAAGGTTGAGGTTCTCCCCACCGTCGTCAACCTGGAAGTCCTGGACGTGTTGAGCGGTAAGTACGATTTGGCTTACCGGCTCATCTACGATGATTCCCCGATTCCTCAATTGTACGAGGTTTCCGACTTTGCGTTGACAGGGTTGCCCTTGGACATCACTGCGAGCACAGACTCCGTGATCGGGTGGCGTTACCCTGCTGTCAATGCTTTTCTCAACACCGAGACCAACTTCTGGGCAAACGAGGACACGTACTTCCCTGCATTTGCTCAACCCGCAACTGCCTATCTGCAGTGGGAAAGCGAGCTCGGCCACGCATACAAAACGGTGACTTTGCGTTGCCCTGCGGGCACTGCCTACACTGGCACAGCCACCCTGTCCTACGTCAACGACGGTGTGTTGACCCCTGCGGCAACTGCCTCCGTGTCTTCTGACACGGTTGGTCAGTTCTTCACCCTCACCGTGGAAGAGCCTGTCTTGCAAACGGGTTGGAACGTGACCTTTTCCTCGGCCAATGTGTCCATCCAGTCCATCACGGTGTCTGGAAATCTCACTCTGCTGGAGCCACAAGCTTCGCCTTCTCCTCGAGTGGTTCTGGTTATGTATCCCGTGAACACACTGCCAGCAACTGTTCTCAACAACCAGGGAGAGGAAGTTCCGGCCGCCTACTGTAAGCTGGCTGAGGTAGACACTGACTCTACTTACACAGTCACTCGAATTAAGGACACCCGGAGCATCATTCACCGGGACTATGTGCCCGTGGCGGACTGGTTGACCGCCCCCTTTGACGAAGATCTCATCAACCTCTATGAGCAGGTGTCGGATTACGACTCTCTCTGGATGGCGCCTACCTCCTGCATGAAGCAAGAATACGCCAATCTGACCACAGACCAAGTAATAGTGGAGGCTTAACGTGACACAACAGACCCCCGTCTTTGACATTTCGGAGTTTGAACTTCGGAACTACACCAACCCGTATCTGACTCCCACTCAAGCGACCGAAGTGGCAAACACTGAGGGTCGTGTCAATGATCAGCTGGATTTCCTTGCCCAGATGTTGGGGTGGAATGGTCCTAACTACTGGGGTAATCTCCCCTCAACGGTAGACCAAAAACGGCAATTGCTGGGGGGAACGTTTGGTGTCTATAACAGTTACGTGATCCCCCGGGTTTACGAGATTCGAAACTGGAGTAACGAGATTGTTATAGATCGTCTTAAATTCTTGACACCCGGGCGCCGAACGCAAGTTGCACGGATTTTGTTGGGGGACAATGTCTATCAATTGCAGTCCGTAACGACTGAGGGGGATAAGTACATTGTTTCTGTTGGGGAACTAGATCAAGAGTTTTTGGATCTTATCGCGGCCAATGAGCCCATCCGCGTAGACATTCCAACTTACCGTCCCGCTCCTTTCCGTCGTGAGAATATCGGAGTCTCTGGGGATGCCGTGTTCGTGTGCGGTAACTCTGGTAGCGACCTGGTGTTGTACCCCTCCTACGACACTCAAAAGCAATTTCCGGTTAAGTTCCCTATTCTTTTCGCGGGCTCGGTCTACTACTTTGATCAACCCCTTTACCTGTCGCTTTCCAGTAATTTAGATTTGACGATTCCTCCCGAGTATGACTCGGATCTGGGGCTATGGTATATCCCAATTCCGGGGGAAATAGAAAACACCGTGGGAATCACAGCCTATTTAGCCTGGGCTAACAGCAATATTTCTCAAGCCAATAACTATTCCCTCGAGGTAATCATTCAACCCTGGGTTGACCCTTCGGACTGGGGTTCAATCAGCACGCTGGATAACTTCCGGGGTGTCTGGGGGAACAAGGGTGGCGACCTGCCATTCAACTTCATGTTTGATGCCCTTAGCATCCACGGGTTTAGTGAGAGGGACTCAGTTTATTTGCCTGATGTTACTGCCTCTGTAAACTTCAACGACATTGTCAACTATGTTTACTACCAAAAGACAACCATCTCTGAGATTGCTCCGGGGGGTGCTGAATCTGGGGACCTGTGGTGGAGCGACTCGACTGGTTCTTTAGCCGTTTGGCTTCCCAGTGAAACTGGTTGTGGCAGTTGGGTGGAAATTGACTATCGGAGACAGCCTCGTCAAACTTTCCCCGCCCAGGTTGTATATCCGGATGTTGCTACATTTAGAGCAGATTCTGGAACATTGCCCGTAGGAACCATCGTCCGCATTGATGATATCACTGGGCTGAGCATTTCAGACAATGTTCTGGGAGTCCAGGGGACTTTAACGGCTGCGGGCTGGCTTGTCTTACACCAAGACTCCTCAGGTCCTTACTGGGTCCCCGATGAGTTTGCATACGCAGACGTTTCAAGTTTTGAACAAGACGCAAAACTACTTCCATATAAAGTACCAGTCGTTATTTTTAATGCCACTGGTCTATCCCCCGAAGGGCTATCATATCAAATTCAAAATCTCAGTATAACTATTGAGGGAGATTATGATGTTCTCCTTATGAAGTACTACGGGAATACAACCTGGGAGATTTACCCGGACTCTCTCCTTAAGTACATTGCTTATTCAGCCCTGTTCGGATCCCCCCTGCAGGGGCAAATGTGGTGGGATTTTGTCAACACCGACCCCAACACTCGTGCCGCTGCCATTTACTATCAGAACGCTTGGGTTGAGGTGAACGCGCATCCCCAAAGCTCTGCTCCTGCGCCAACTCTAGATCTGGGCACTGTTCTGTTCTATTGTAATGGAACTTTGGTCAAAGATGGTGTGTCTTATGCAACCAATGACTATGAGTTTACGTTTACATCGGATCCGGTGAACGGCAAATATGATTTTGTGTATCACCCAAGGACTTTTGTAGGAAAAACCCAACTGCCAAGCATTACCATATCCGACTCGTTAACTACAACTTACCGTGCGGACATTACCGACCTTGTATTTAGTGGACTCACTTACTACATGAGTCCCAACGTTTACAACGCGGAAACTCCCCTGCGTCTATGGAAAGCCCAAGCTTTACAAGTCGCTGAAACGGTGGATCATCTGGAGGAAGACAACTACATCAACCCCTTGGTTGCCGACTTAAACAATGGTCCTGGCCCTGAAAACTGGGAGAAATATTTCGTGCGTCTCCCTCTGGAATACGGTCGCGATGAGAGTGTTTGGCAAAAAGTCGCTCAAATTTGTCAAGACTTTGGGTACTGGGGATCTAACATTGACCCTGAGCTAATGCGATGCTCGTCAGAAGATGATACACCCTTGGTTTTCGAGGAATTGTTCCTGTATAGTTCCCCAGTCCCGGATTACACCTATGTCTACACTGAGCCATACTTGTACTCCAACGTGGCTTATTTCAACTCACCAGAAGAGGGTCAGTACCAGAACTCCGGGGTGTACCCTGCCACGGATGTAGAGTTTGATGAGTTTTTTGAGGCAGAACTCGTTGAGTTCGACCCGTTACATGATCGGCAAGCCGATGTAACTTCCCCTGTTAATGAAGGGTATGGGGATTGGGTGGGGACTTACGTTAATGTGAACCCTTGCGGAGTGCCCCTGACCGGCTACTACACCACCGACCTTCTCAATGGGGCTATCGAGCCCGTGATTGCGCCGGTGTGGGATGCGTCTATCTATAAATTTGCGCCCACTTGCGAAAACGCACGAAAAAGCTATAGTGTGGACTCTAATCATTACAAAGTAGGTTATGCCTACTTCGTGGCCGACGCCTCTGGCGCAGAGGACGCTTTTTTCGACATTTCCCAAGAAGCAGCGTGGCGCTACCCTGTATCTCAACCTAAGACCTTATACCTTACTCCTCGATAGCGGGTAAAACCCTAGAAACGAAAGACACCTATGGCAACATCACGCAGACGGACATCAGGCTTCACCGAAAAACCCAAAGAAGAGGTCAAAGAAGAGGCCAAAGAAGAAGCACAGGTCGAGGAGCTCCTTGATGAAATAGCGACAGAAATGTTTGAAACTATTTCGCGCAAAGAGGAAGAGGCACTGGAAGGACCGCTCCCTGTTGTCCTCATTGAGGAAGTCAGCCCCCCTATTGAAGAGAAACCGGTTGTCCTGAAACCGCAACCACGGGCGGTGACACCCAAACCGTTACCACCCCCGAAACGCCATCCGCGCAACATTCCAAAAATTTCTCGCTATAAGTAACAATGTCCTCCTGGGAACTCCGAAATAGCAAGTTTGTAGAGGACATGGTGCTACTGCGTCAGCAAGCACAGGCCGGAATGAAATACGCCGGTCTCCCTCAGGGCACCCTGCGTGGAACCATCTGCGACGTAAATGACCCGAAAAATCGGGGCAGGGTTTGTGTTATTTTTGACGACATGAACCCCGACATTCCGTCTGTAACAGGTGCTGGTGAAGCTTCCAAGAAACGGGTTGGGGAGAAACCCGACAAGTCCCATTGGTTGGATGTTTCCCCCGCCTTCAAAGGTAAACAACCAAAAGGCCTCATCGGAAAGCGAGTAAACATCTGTCCGTCCAACGGACAATACACCATGGCTTTGGTCCAGGATGTCATCTGTGATCCTGGAACTCTCGCTAAAGGCGAAAAGCTAGAGATGCCCAACAACTCGTCTATGACGAGGTTACCAATTTACGAGGCCGGTGAGCTTCCCCCTGCGTCCAAAGAAAACCACGGTTGCATGGTGGTAGAAATGGGTGGCCCCATGGACTCCGATTGGCTATGTGTTTGTTTGCAACGCCAAGGAGAATATTATTGGGTCCGCCACATCGACATGGCCCATGGCCACGCCGGTGAAAACGACGGTAAGCAACCCTCGGACACTGATGGAGACGGGGAGCAACCCGTAAATCAGCAAAGCATCTGGGACTTTGTCTTTCCAACCACGGGTGGGGAGATGCAAAAGTATTCTCAGTATGGAACATCTCCTCGCGCCAACCCGTTTGGCGGAGAAGCAAAATGGTACGATCCTCCAAAGTAAACTATGTCAACACCAACTGATTACGATCTTACTTATACCAACCCCTGTGATGATGAACCGGGTTGTGGCGAAGGCAGTTGCCTCGGCAAAATCAAGTTCATGCCTCGTCCTCATAACTTCTGCGAAGACGTAACAATTCAAAAAGACTGTACGATCGTAGGAGATCTCTTCGTCGTTCCCTCTCAAATTACAGTTGGTGGGCAGACTTTCACCCCAACGGTAATCAACACCATCTCCGGTCCACACTTAGTTCTTGCTGTTTACTGATGGCAATCCGTCGTCCCTCCATATCATCGCCTGAGTGGCTTTTTCAAGACTTCCTCTACCAGGAATCCACAGAGCTCGGAGGGACTGAACTGCGCTATCTCCAGGTCAAATGGGACGGTGAGTCTTACACAAGGGTTTCCCAAACGTTTGACTATAGCGATCCTCCGTATGTTGGTCCTGAGCAACGTGGAGGTAGCATTGTTGGTCAAATTGACTATGAAGTCAACCCGACAACAAAGTTAGTAACCATCTATAGTTGGAGTGTGAATTTCCGAGATGAGTGGCCTCTTCGTTTGGGGTCCAACTACATAAGTCAATGTCTTTACCCCCCACAAAAAGGATACATCATCCGGGTCGTGGGCGATCAAGTTTATAACCAGGCTGGCGAGGCCATTGAGGTGGCAAGCAAAGACCCGTATGCTTTCTGGGTGAGCGAGCAATTCAACCCCTTCACTAACAATCCCAACGACTACCTCATTCGCTAGCACCGGGTAAAAACCTACAAAGAGCGAGTTTACTGCTGTGGGTTTGCCATCGATAAAAGAGATCACGGTGCCGTCAACCTCAACGGTGATGTTATGGTTTGACGGCCCCTTGGACAGCAAAGTCCCAGTCCCCGTTGGATCCTTCACTGTAAACTACGGCAACTATGGTGTCACGACGGTCAACTATGCCTCCGACACCATGGTCACCCTGGAGTTGGACTCCTCCTTGTCCCCCTGGGACGAAGTGTTTGTGTCCTACGAGCCTCCGTTGGACCTCAAGCAATGCCTCCGTGGCCCGGTTCCACCGACAGCCAACGACGTTGTCGTAAAGCGGAACGCAGTTCGAGCATTCTACCGCGTTCCCGCACGAAACCAACTGGCACCAGACGAGAAGACAGACGGGTCGCAGACGCAGGCGAACCTGGGCCAGACAATCGGTGGTTACGGTTTCCCGTATCAAAATCGCAGTGGTGTTCTCACCGAACACAAATCAGACCCCCGTTCTGCCAGCCCCGACGACTTCATCGTTGCGTATGGCTTGAAAGAAGCCATTCAACTCACAAACATTGACGATGCGGCTGCCGCCACAGTGAACGTGGCCAAGCTGCGAATGGCAATCCAAGACGCCAACTCACTGATTGACTCCTACATCGAGCAGTCAGGCAAAGCGGGCATGGTTCTCATCTCAAGCAACCGTCGCCGCACCGCCCTCATCATCGCCCGGTATTACCTGGACACCGTTCGCCGCCGCGAAGATGTAAAACAAGATTACGAAACTGCCCTGAAACAGCTGGCTGCTGAAATGCAGATGACTGCGATTCGGGCGGGCAACGGTGACAGCGCCATTGACACCCCTCGTGGCATCATGCGCTCCTGGCGCACCCCTCAACGCTACAACTCCGTGAGCGGGAAAGGTCTCTCCGGATGGACCACCGACAGTGCTGGAGACATGGCCCCTGACTACCGCGTTGGCTGGGGTGCGGTTGGACAAAATAACATTGACCCCAACTGGATCACTCCCGAGAACTACCAAGATTTGACGGGAGGCACTCCCAACATCGTAGAACCCTCTGATGCCGGTGGGTACATGTTCCCCAACGAAGGATGGGGTCCTTGAGGGGTAAAAACCTGTATCAGGAGTGAATCGTATCGATGGCATTTTCTTTCCCCCCTAACCCCTCCAACGGTCAAACGTACTCCAACAACGGAGTGACTTGGCAGTGGAACGGTCTCCAGTGGGCACCAACCAAATTGCCTACAAACACCGAAGCTCCAGTGTATATCAGCGTATCCCCCCCAGGAAACCCTGTGACCGGGTCCCTATGGTACGACAGCAATAACGCTTCTCTGAACATTTACTACAGTGACCTGAACGGATCCCAGTGGGTCAGCGTGAACCCCGGCATCGATGGCGCTTTGACCGTAAATGGAGGCGTGCTTCAGGGTGCCATCTACGCACAATACGAGATCCCGAATAACGCTGCTGCGTTTGTCACAAAAAGCTGGGTTGAGAGTCTGCTTCAAACCTATCTGGCTGAACAAGGATACATGCGCTCAGGCGACGGTGTGACTATCGACTCCAACACCGGTCGCATCACAAGCATCTCGGATGCTCTGATCGTTCCTGCCCCGTAACGGGTAAAACCAAGCAAACGACAAAAATACAAATATTCTCCCCCAACTCTGCAATGTCACTACTGCGACTCATGCAATCGCGGCGGGGATACGGTGAAAGCACGGCGTTGGTAGCCCTACCCGCCCTGCCTTTCGACCCCGCCCTGCTTCCTCCAAACACCGACTACGGCGACATCAAAGTCGTTGACGGCAAACTCGTGTTGGACGTAGAGGATGTTGTAGGCACCATCGTCGGGGACCTGGCGGAGGAACTTGCTGATGACATCTTAAACAACTATT